TTTTTCATCCAATAGCCAATCATTCCTGGATCTACTTGATAATATTCTGCAGCCTTAGGTTTGTTTAAAAATGCACCATGTCTAGTCATAATAGGTTTACTTTTAGCCTGTATAGAAGCATCAGTTCTTTTCTTAACTTGATCTTGATATTCTGGGCGACTTTTTCGGCGTTGCATAGCATCACGAAGTTTTTGAATATATTCAGGATCTTTAGCACGCTCTTTGGCAAAGTCACTGAGTTTTTTTCTTATTTCAGGATCTTGTGCTTTTTTTCTATTAACCTCTGTAATTTTTTTTCGTTGCTCTGGATCAGCATATTTTTCTTTTAAAATTTTGCTCATCATTTGACTCCATTCTTCAGAGCCTTTACGAGTTTCAGCATTGGCACGGACTTTTTCTAACCAATTTGGATCCTGGGCTTTTTTTCTGCTGGCTTCTGCCATGACTTGTCGATATTCTTCATCTTGCCATTTATTTTTAATGGCTTGAATTCTTTTATCGTAAGAGTTATCAAACCACTGTTTTTGTAATTTTTTATATTCAGGATCAGAGTTTTGCTCAGCCCTTGATTTTTGCACTTTATCAAGCCAACCATTGAGCAATCGTTTAGCATGGCCTACTTGCTGTGCCATTTGTTTGTCATCAGGAATCTCAATGCCTTCAAAGGCTTGGTCAAGTAGTTTAGGATCAATTTTCTTAGTCATGTTAGACTTTCTTCAAAAAGGTAGTTGCCCAAATTTCTTCTGCATTGTCTGGATCATTAATCATGTATTCAGCCATTTCTTCCACAGTTCTATAACTAGGGTTACGCATGACTTCCCATTTGGTCCACATCCAATCTGTTAATTTTGACTTTTGTTCAATGGTCAATGGATAATTTCCAAATGGCTGACTGTTGTTAAGAATATGTGCTAACCAACCCCAACTGACTTTCCATTCAAAGTCCAAGCGTTTGTATTTTACGCGGTCCACAATGGCTTCTACTGCACCAAATACTTTAGGTCCGAATTCTTTTTTGTTTTCGCAGTTTCTATTGCAAATAACAACAAAGCGGACTTGTTCCATGGGAATGTGTATACCTACACTGCCAGGCACTGTAAAAGCATCAATGGCTTGAACTAAGTCCATGCGTCCTGCTTTTTCATATTGGTTGCGTTGGCTAGTAAAGTTAATCTCTTGTGCGTAAAAAGGATCATCTTTGGCCATGGCAAACTTAAATTTATTGGCTGTTTGATAGTCACGAAATACCACATCGTCAGCATCGTCTAGCAAAACAACAAGTTCGTCATTAGGGCCTAATTGATTTACACTGTAAGCCAATTTTAATCCCATGGCACTGTCACTGGCTCCTGCACCAAACTGAATAAAATTTATATTGGCATTTTCAATTTCGTTCATTGTAGAGAAACTTTTACCAATACCTGGAGGACCACTGATAATAGTGTGTCGCTTACTTTGAACTTTGCTTTTGGTAATACCCAACATCAAACGAATGTGATCACGCAACATCTTGTCTTGATTAGCGCCTTCATTGATGTAATTAAGTTGACTGTTAGTATATGCCATATCTTCCTCGTTGTGTTAATATAAGTTGTATTATACATGAATTTAGATAGTTAGTCTACACTTTTTGGTTATCTGTTTTTGGTTATGTATTTTGGGATAGTCTAGATGTCTTACGACATCTGCTCTGTGCTTGTCGCACATCGCTTTCGCTTCGCTTTGTCTTTCAAACACATCATTGAAATAATTAACTTAGATTATGTAGGGCAACTTACAGTCAGACGGAACCGTTTTGCATGGTTCCATCTAGTTGTCATTATGTGAGGGTTTCACAGCCGAGACAATTGGAAGTAGGTAATTTGTTATACACTGTATGCTAAAGGACTCTGTGCTTTTCCTTCCTACCACGATTTCAACTAAAGTATAACCTATACTTCAGTCTATCCTAAACCTCGTTCCTAGTGTTTAGGTGTTTATAGCCAGTGTTTTCGTATGCTAACATTCATACTATATCAATGCGTTGGTTATCTTTGTTTTCAACCTCAACCCACTTCCATTTTTCAGGATAGTCGTATTCCACGACGGGGGTGCCTCAATATGTTGCGTGTCCGGTTACTCCCCGGTTTTTCCACAGTGGTATTTTGATCTGGCCCACCAACCTTAAGTGTTAGAGTGTTTTGCCTTTTTCTTTTCTTGTTGCCATTGTTTAATTAGCCTATCTTGTTTTTGCTGTTGATTATGATGATACCAAAATGATTCTGAATCTTTTGGTGCTGAGCCTTTAGAGGTGTTTGAATAAACGCGATTTTTGAATTGTGCCATAAGTCTGCCTAAAGTGTTGCTGTCACGAGTATTTAGTTTAACACAAAAAAATCAGTAAAAAAAGCGATTTGGCAAAGAAAAAGCCCCAATCTTTTGGACTAGGGCTTAAACAGCGTTGCACTGTTTTGCTTGTTTCTTTATGACAAAGTCTCTTTGGGTGACAGCCCTTAGGAGTAATAAAAAGGAAACAGAAACAAGTTGTAGGCAGCATTGTGAGGAACCACTATGGCAGGTGGTGACTTCTATTAGTAATAAAGGAAAGCCTTGCTGCCTACAAAATTATTTATCTGAGTTTATTCTAGACCTTGACTTTTAGGCACAAATCTTCGAATCACTGAATCTTCTGTTTCTTGTGTAATCCAAGTGCCCTCTGCGATGATCTGCTCTACCAATTGGCTTTTGGTTAATTTACGGGGTCTGCCCAAGGGCTTTTTAACTTTGGGTTCTTTAGGCACTTTGACTTTTGGCAAGGGTTTATCCCTACGATACATATTAGCGAAAAACTGTGCGCTGGCTTCTCGCTTTACATTGAACTCTCCAGTTCTTGGATCTTTAAAAGATTCACAGTAATTACAGTATTCACGCCAATGTGCTCGACCAGTCATATATTGTTTACATTCTACACGCCTAGTAGAATCACAGGCTTGACGGCAGTCTTCACATTGACGAGCATAGGTTTTGAGTCTAAGTATTTCTGGTGGCACTGACGCATTGGGCTGTGCTTCACGCCAAGCCAATAATTGGTCATAGTATTCAGTGATTTCCTCTTCTGACATTTCCATGAGTTCTGCTTCTGTAACAGCACCTGGATGTTCTGGCAAGGGCCTTGCACGACCTTTGCTCACTGAGGGTTGTCCATTAGGGCCACATTGTGGTCTATACCACTCCGAGACTTCACTGAGGCGTTTTAGAAATTCTTCATTGTTCATATTACTATCTATCTAGATTCTAAAACGCCATATTGAGTTTTGGTGCAGAAAAACTTCAATAACGACGCGGGGTTACAAGCACTAAAAAACAAAAAACCGCATCAATGTGCGGTTCTGTGTCTATGTATGTCCTAGCGTTACATTTTCATTAAAATAACACCAATTAGGCCAAAAATACTGCAAACCACAGTGCCAGCACTGGTAATCACCACAGTGGCAATACTTGAACTAGACTTTTGGATTTGTTGTGCTAGACTGTCTACTTTGGCTTCTACAATTTCCAATCGCTTTTCCAATAAGGTATAGCGTTGGGCACAAAGATCCACATGGAGATCCAAGTTAGTGCGTTCTGCTTCTACTGTATTGATTTCGCTCATTATGATAAGAATCCTAGACTAGAAAGACTCAATGTGCGCCAATCATCACCATCATGAATGCACAATGCTGGTGCTGTTGAATCACCATCAGTGGCAAAAGCAATGTCACCGGCCTGAGGTGTAGCCAATGCTAAAATATCCACAGTGGTCATTTGTTGTAAGCGTAAGACATCACGGATGTTTACAATGCCGTCAACGGGGTTTATAACCTGCACACCTGCGCTGAGTGTAATCTGGGCTGGAATAGTTGAACTAGGAATCTTAGCACTGCCAGTGAGCACACACACGCCTGAGGCTGTGTTGGCTTCAGCAATGATAGTATTGAGTTTTTGCACAGCATCTAATATGTCAGCACGAGCGTTAGCAGGGCTATCACTACTGCTGTCTAAATTAGTTGTGTTTACGGCTGTTGTTGGAAATGTCATTTTTAATCTCTCTTAATATTTATTTTTTCTAGAAAAAACCTTTATCTTACGCGAAGGTTTCGGCCATCCATATACATTTCTGGAAGGTATTCAATTAGGATGTCTACCACAGCATCACGGGGTTTGTTGTCTAGACCATACAAGGCAAAACTCACTGAGTCACTGGCTTTGTTGGTAACATGAGGCACAACCATTGTGGATGTTGGTTCGTCAGTGACATAGACATCTAGTTGGAATGGTGTAACTTCTTGTGGTGTGATCTGCACATTGGTAATTGTGCCTACATTGCGATTGAATGGCACAACATAACCTTGCGTTGATCCGTCATTGATGTCTGCGGTGTCAATATTGTTTATGGCAAACTTGTTTTTGCCTTCAATAACTCGAACTTCAACGCCACTGATTTCTTGTGGATCAACCAAACGCTCTACTCTAACACCTATTTGATAAAACCTAGTGTTAAATGCGGCAATGCCTTCATCACCTTCTAAGATTACTGTTTCTAGTTCTTCACCATTGAATGCACCAGTGCTTGAGGTGTAGACATAGTAATCAACAATGCCATTGGCCTGTGTGGTAATGCTTAAACAAAATTGTTTGACTTCATAGAGATCCACTGGATCCAACAACCAATACATATAATTGTCAGTGGCAGTGGTCCATGTAGTCCATGTTGACCAAGATGTCAATGAACTCCAAGTGCCAGTGTCCGGAGCAGTTACTCGTTGATTCTCAAAATCAAAAATGCCGTTTGCAGTTATCATATAATTGCACTTCCTCTAGTTGCTGTTGGTGCTGTGTATGTAGCAGTAGCAGAATTATTCACTAACAAATTAGCATTGGCTATGCTTGCACGACTACCATTGTTTGTGTTGGGTGTAATGTTACGCTGATAACCAGCATTGAATCCATCATAGGTTACTAATGGCACTGTCTGTGGCAATTCTGTTGTTGATGTTGCAGCCGTGCCAGCAATCACTGGTAAGCGAACACATTGAGCACTAGTTCCGCTGGTAGTAGATACAACCACAACATAGTCCCAACCAGTTGCTGGTGTTGTTGAATTACCAAGACTACCAGTTAGTGTTCTAAGTATTTTCTTGTTGGTAGCGGCGGCCCATTGACCTAGATTCCATAATAAATTGGCTCTTGCTGTGGCACTGGCAGTAGGCACTTCATAGGCTGGGTTAAATTCTTCATGACTTACAGGGCCACGCAGATTTACCAAGACATTGCCATTGGCTAAGGTTGTTGCATTAGTGCCTGGCGTGATATCAACATATTCCCAACGACCATAACCATAATACAATGCTGAGTTGTTGGTAATTGTGCCGTAGTTGCTGCCAGTGTTGGCTCTGCGATAGATACGCACACCACTTAGACCTACAACATGACTGACATTGTATTCAAGTTCAAAATACACATTGTTTGGTGTGTTGTTAGTGGTGTTAAGTCTAAAAACTTTACGCCATAATTTAATCACAGCCGTAGGATCACTTGTTGGGAATGGTGTTGTTTGAATTGTGCTGACTTCACTGGTGTTAATGGTCTGCATTTTCATTCTGCTGGTCCAATCACCTGTGCTAGGATAATCTAAAGCACTTTGACGATTGTGTATTGCGCCTTGCTGTATGACACTGCGGAATGCTTCTGTTTTTGCACCACTGTAACGAACCACTGGTGTTAAAACAAATTGGTATTGAACATCATAACTTATAGGATGACGAATCTGCCAAATGCCAGCAGTAGGCTGACTTACTGGGAAATAATCCACAGTTTCAAATGCACCAGCATCGCCACCGCCTAAAGGTATTGTTCTTGTTCTTACACGCACACCATACCAATTGCTACGATTGCTGGCATCTGGAGGATTAATCTCCCAAACAATAAAGTTGCCACTGAGTGCATTGCCAGTGGTCTTGACATTGATTTCAATTTCACGAGTGTCAACTACGCTGGCTGGATCTTCAGGTGTTGGTGTATAGGCTGTGCTGAGTTCGTTTAAAGCCAAGACCGGTGAACCACTGCCTACACCAAAGCCAAATACCACTGCATTGGTAGTGTTTTCAATGTCAGCACCCATAAAACGAATTTGACGAGTGCCTTCACTGCCATCAGCATAGACAAATCTAAACACAAAGTCATAGTTGTCAGTGCTGTCATCTGGATTAGGGTATGTTCTTAGTCCTAGATCCAATGCTGGTGTAAATGTGTATGCTTCGCCAGGAAAGTAACTGCTGTCAAAATATTCAGTGTGTGATTTAAATCCAGCGGCGCTGGCCTGCTTGTAATAAATCTTAACACCTTTGATTTGATCTGTGAATGCTGAAGCGTTGATGTCCTGCCCAACAATAATGTTTAGGCCGCGGTCACTGGTAGGCACACCTGCACTTGCATAAGTCGGTCTTGCTTGTATAAAATCAAACAATGTGTCTTTTTGTGTTGGGTTAGGTGTAGTGCTAGGAGGCGCCCAACCACTTTGCACAATTTCTTCAAAGTCTGCAGGATTTTCTGTGCTGACTGCACCATTAACATTTAGACTAAACTTCGTAATTACAGTAGAACTATTGCCATTGGTGTATTTGACACGAGCAATGACTTGATAAGGTGTTGATCCTTTAATCAAGTTTGGAATAGTGTGACGCACTAACTTACCACTGCCTGGAATGTCAACACTGGTGCTGACTCTATAGGTTGTTTCTGTGCTGATGTTTCGCTTATACCAAAAATCTACACCAGCATAACTTGGTGTGTCTGGCTGTAAAAATTCAATGTCAGCAGTGACCAAGTTACCATTAGCAGTATAATTGGCCTTGTCTATTTGAATGTAGTGATTAAACACTTCTACTACCACTGGTGGTGGAGGTGGTGGAACAGTGACTGGATTTTGATTCTGGTCACCGTTCTGATCACCATTGCCTCCGCCTGTTGGACCAGTAGGGTCCGTTGCTCCCGGGGGGTCTAGTGGGCTTGTTATTGGCGCACCGCCAATGTAAGCAAAACTTGGTGGATAAAGACTTAGGTCAATATTTGTGTAAGGATACACGATGCTTTCGTAGCGAGGAATAAATGGTGGCAAAATAATGTCACGCTCACCAGCACGAGTATGTGGATAGATAAGGTCAGGATTTAGCACACAGCCTAAATCATAACTCATGTCATCATTGCCCTTGATGCTGACAATACGCCAAGGAATCGCTTCAGGTCCTAGTTCAAAGTTAAGTGTGTTGCCTTGGACTTGTATGTTATCACCTGGCTCTAATTCCATGGCTTGGCTGGTAACTTTGATGTTTAATGTTTCTTGATAACGGCTTTTTAAAAACAACAAGCGAGCCATATCATAGGCCATGGCATAGTTTGTAATTGTAGGGAATGTTGTTGATCCTTTGTTTACACGACCACCATCATCACTTTGATATTCTAATCTTTCTGCTTCTGTAACAGGATAGACCACTGTGTTTGTAGCCCACTTGTTTAATGGATCAACATAGGTGACTTCGTATTCACTGTAAACACTGTCACGAGGCACACCGCCCCATGAAATATCGCCCACAATGTTGTCACTGGTAAATGTCTGTGCAATTACGGCAGCACCACTGGTGATGTCTAATTCATTACCAGCATCTTCTACCTTTAGTTTGTAAGTTCCTTGCACATATGGCAAATAACTACGGCATCCTTGCAATATTGTTTTGACATTGCTCATAATTGTAGCCGCAGTGTCTAACACCATGTTTGTGGTTAAGATTGGACCTTTAACACCATTGACATAGGTAACATCTGTGTTGTATTTGTCACGAGCAATTTCAAAACTTTCCCAATCAATCTCGCTGTTTTGCAAGCCCTTGCC